TATATATGTAGGTGTTTGCACTCCACTTCCATCCGTTCTGTAAACCAAATAGCTGCCTTCTGGAGATGCCTGTACTACATCCAGTGGCATATAATTATAAGGCCAATTGCTGTAATTAGACCATTCATTGCGCAAATTTGCATCACTGCGTTGAAAATAAAACAACCAATTTGAGACCATACCAAGCGAATCTAGTGCCACCTTGTTAGGTCCAGTCACATTATAAAATATCTGCTCGTGAACTTGTTTTATTAAATATGTCTGGTCTTCCATAGCAAATAGACGTTCTTCATCGTTGGATAAAAAGCAATAAGTGCAATTCAAATGCACGTCTGCATTCCACAAAGTTCTTGTATCTGTATATGATGTAATTCCAACATCAACATCTGGTGGCGGCTGTAAGAAACGGTAAAACTGCATATACCATGCATTAAAATTTGGAGCAATATAAGGATAATTAAAGGTATAATCAAAAACATCACGAATTTGAAACAGCTGATTAATGGGTCTTAATGTAACAACAATGTGTAGCTCATTGTATTGTAACGAAGTCAATGGAAAAGCCATCTGCGATTTAAGACCAAACCAATTATTTAGCGGAATGTACAAGATGCGCCCTCGAATAGATGGCTCTGGTCCGGCTAGGGCGTCTGTATAAAATGCATTTGGATAAGAATTGACACGTCCACCTACATTTGCTGGGTCATTTAGTTCCTTTGTATTACCTGACATAATATCAAATAAGTCCTTTTTATCGGTAGAAAAATCACGCTGGACTGCCGCTAATAAATAATCACCCGAATATTCCTGGAGTGTATAATTACCGCACGTAATGCTGATTTTTGAAATCATTTTCGCTCCTAAATTCTCAATCCATTTGAATTCATAGGGAACCCATTCTGGGTTAGGAGCGTCTTGTTGTGGTGGTATAATTGGACTCCAAATACTGGGCAAAGCAACCGACAAATAGCAATCCATTAATAAATCAGCGTATCTTGGTATTTTAAAAGTGAAAGTGGATTCCTCGGATAGTCGCAGTGTTTTAGAACCTTCAAAGTCTACACGAAACTTTTGAAGACCAAAATTAGTATAGTGTGAATAAGTGCTTTTAAAAAAAGTTTTAGAAGGATTGCCATTTAAAACTATATTTTGCTGTCCAACAGATACAAGATTCATAAGTCCTCCTGGCATTTAATTGTAATTATAATACTAACATATTATTTTTTTAACTAATTATAAATGGCATTAATATTATTTTTAACAATGAATTTTATTATTATTTTATACAATTAATATATTATAAAGATAATGTCAACACCACCAAATTTTTCAGAAGGAGCAAATAAAGCTGGTGACGCTATTAAAAAAGGCGTTAATGATTTATTAGAAATGCAAGAAAATACAGCCATTACATTACTAACATTCCTAACATTCTTAACTATTATAATGGCATTTCTCTATTATTTCTATTTTAATGGTTCAGGCACTGTCGGTGGTATTGCACTAATAATAATAATAGTAGTTATGCTTAGTGTAGTAGGTCACGCTCTTATGGGGGCTGCAGGTGTTGCTGTTGGATGCGTTATAGGCATTGTAGTTGGTATTGCCATATATGCCAAGTTAATAAATAGTAAATCTATACGTAATTGCAATTTTATGGACGAAGTATATGGTGAGAGAAATACCTCAATAAGCAACGTAGATGCATCAGCGGGTTATTCTCTATATGACTATTACATTAAAACTGCATACAACTGCTGCAGTGGGGGTAATTATAAGAATGATTATGTCACATTGTGCTCTTTACAGGATTTATTAAAACAAGGTGTTCGAGGGCTAGATTTTGAGATTTATTCAGTTGATGATCAACCCGTTGTAGCCACCTCAACTGTAGAAAACTATTGCGTCAAGGAGACATTTAACTATATTAAGTTTAGTGATGTAATAGATACGGTTATAAATAATGCATTTTCAGAAACTGTTCCAAATCCAAAGGACCCGATTATTTTTCATTTGAGAATAAAGAGTGAGAATAAGGCAATGTATAAAAATTTATCAGAGATGTTAGGCAGTATTACTGAGTTGTTAATGACAAATTATACATATGAGTATAAAGATGCAAATGGAATCCCGCAGAACTTTGGTGCAGTTAAACTGTCTGCAATGATGGGTAAAATCGTTATTATTGTAGATAAAAGCAATGATACTTGCTTGTGTAAGGATTGTTCAGAGACAGACGAATGCGGTGACTTCTACGAGTTTGTTAATATGACAAGTAATTCAACATATATGCAATTATTACGCTACAATGAAATTGAATATACCCAAACACCAGATGATTTAATTAATCAAAACAGACAAGCAATGACCATTGGCATCCCAAATAAAGGTTCAAACCCTTCCAATCCTAGTTCAGCAGTAATGCGTTCATTAGGCATCCAGATGCTTGCAATGCGGTATCAGAATGTGGATGCAAATGTAGAAGAAAATGATATGTTCTTTAATGATAATAAAAGTGCCTTTGTATTAAAACCTGCAAATATGAGAGCACTTAAAATTATGGTGGATGAGCCAAAGGAACAAAATCCTGCGCTTTCGTATGCCACTAGAACAATAACAAGTCCATTTTATAAATTGGATGTGTAATTGATTTTTTCATTTTCTTTTAATTATGAAAAATAATATTTTAACTGTATATATTATAATATTATTATGAAAAAAAATATATGTGATTCAAAAATGACTTTCGAAGAGTGCGAATTGGCAATTCTTCGTTCCGCAGTGGATAAAGCTGAGGAACGACAGGGTCGAAAGGAAGCTAATTCACCTGATATTAAACGCATTATTACCATTGTAGAAAACTTTATACGTAAGAAGAAACTTATTTGCTATGGTGGCACTGCAATTAACAATATCTTGCCAAAACAAGACCAATTCTATAACAAGGATATTGAAATCCCTGATTACGATTTTTACAGTTCAAACGCACTCAGTGATGCCAAAGAACTCACTGATATGTATGTGGATGAAGGCTTCGTTGAAGTCGAGGCTAAATCAGGTCAGCATTTCGGCACATTTAAGGTGTTTGTAAATTTCATTCCTGTTGCCGATATTACTATGTTGCCTAAGGAACTATTCAACGCTATTAAGAAGGAAACTATCAAAATATCCGGCATTTTATATGCGCCTCCAAATTTGCTCCGTATGGGAATGTATTTAGAACTATCACGTCCTGCCGGTGATGTGTCACGATGGGAAAAAGTTATGAAACGTCTGACGCTCTTGAATAAGAATTATCCGCTATCTGCTAGTCAGTGTGCTCACATTGATTTCCAGCGCAAAATGGCAGACGAGAAGAAAGGGGATGAAATTTATGAAAATGTACAGAAAACATTAGTAGACCAGGGTGTCGTATTTTTTGGAGGTTATGCTATTTCCATTTATGCCAAATATATGCCTAGGCATTTGCAGCGAAAGTTACAGAAGATTCCGGATTTTGACGTCTTATCTGAGGAGCCGCTAGTTACAGCTCAAATTGTGAAGGAACGATTAAATGATATTGGTATTAAAAATGTGAAGATTATTAAGCGACCATCTGTTGGTGAAATTATTGCACCGCATTACGAGATTCAAGTTGGAAAGGACACGGTTGTGTTTATTTATGAACCACTAGCGTGCCATAGTTATAATATTGTCAAAGAGGATGGATATGACGTCAAAGTGGCGACAATTGACACGATGTTGAGTTTCTATTTGGCGTTTTTATATGCAGACAGACCGTATTATGATAAGAACCGTATTTTATGTATGTCCAAGTATTTGTTTGAAGTGCAGTCGAAGAACCGTTTGGCACAAAAGGGTGTATTACGGCGTTTCTCCATCAGTTGTATGGGACATCAGGAGACAATTGAAGAGATGCGTGCTGAAAAGGCGGAGAAATTCAAAGAGTTAAAAGATAAAAAGAAGACACCTGAATATGATGCTTGGTTCTTACGTTACAGACCGACCGATACAAAAAAGGATAAAGATGACGATAAAAAGGACGATAAAGATAAACAAGAAAATAAAGATGAGAAGGATGATACATCATCTAGTAGCCAAAAGACCAAATCCAAACGAAAGAGGAGCAAAAAGACCAAGAAACGCAAAGGATTCTTTGGCTTCTAAATCCACCTTTTGAAAGGTGGACTAAACGTGCTGATTCAATTGCAGTCTAGTTATAAACCGCTCTTTATCCTGCTCCTCATTCATATAAATATTAATTATTTCAGCCGGCGAGTAAAACTTGTCATTGACTAGTTCTAATGCATCAATGTCAATACTGGTTTCAAACAAGTGCTTATACATTTCGGAAATTACTTGCCTACTTGCGTAAGAAAGTTCCAATGTGATGTCAATGCGCCCAGGGCGTTTTAAAGCAGAATCCAAATCATTATAATGGTTTGACGATATAATCATAATACGTCCAGGCGTTTCACGAATGCCATCCCATAAATTCAGAATATCATCCAATGTAATTGGCTCATCATCTGTAATGGACTTAGGACCAGTAGTCATAATCCCCTTCTTAGTTGTTTCTTCCATTTCAGCAATGGTCTCAAGCAAATCACCCATATTGACTTTGGAAGTCATTGTCATTTCATCCAAATTCAATTTTCTCCCGATACCAAGACTAAAATCTTCACCATTTTTATTCTTATTCTTATTCTTCTTCTTCTCTCTATCCATCACAATATCACCAATACAATCAATATCCTCAAACACAATAATCTTTTTGTCAAATGTCACACTATGTTTCTTATTATCATCATTATAACGCTCTTCAAAAAAGATACTATCTAGTTGTTTTTTCGTCTTGAGTAATTTCAAAGATATACATATAATATTTCTACCTGTATAAGTAGCTAATGCTTTGATAAAAGACGTCTTGCCAGTGCCTGGTGGACCGTGTATTCCAATTCCAAGTGAATACGGAATACCCTTGTTATAATACCAGTCCTTGTTTTTCAAGAAGTGATCAATCTTGTCCATTGTAATCATTTTCCTGTCAAAAAATAAGTTATCGAATGATCTAGTGCTTTTGAAAACAACCTCAGACCATCTTTCCGAAGGACTGTCTTCAAACTTAAGATTTGTTAGTGTATATATATACCGCTTATCTTTACGAGTTTGTTCTAAAGAGGAAACATATTTTGCAGTTATATTTTCTACAAATTGTTTGATGGTTTCAATATCGTTTTTATAAGAATACAATTGAATAATAATCCGTTCAGTCTTATGTGAAATGGTTCTTTTTACCGAGCCTTTGTTTTCATTATCACCAGAAGTCTCACTATCAATATATGTGTATGCATATATATCAAACTTCTCCGAAATAAGAAACTTGTCTTTTTGATTTACCATATAAATCCCTTTATCATCCTTGGAATAAATATTTTGCGAAACCATATGTTCCTTTATAGAATAGATTGTTCTGTTTTCCTTGACATTTTCTATAATATGAAGCCAAATTGCTTTGAAACAGTCGCTGAATGAAGTTGTCTGATGTATTTGGTTATCGTAATAATTCGTATTACACGATATTTTGCCCTCATACTCAACTACATTTTTCTTTGTAAAATAATGAATAATATATTCATAGTTGAACACTTTGCTAATTTCTATACCGTCCAATACATTATTGTTGAACCATTTAAAAAAATAATTCATACTGCTAAGTAAGATAGTTAAAATCAATGTGTCGACGATTCGGTTGCCTGTCTGTATTTTATCAAGTAATACCATATTTGTTGCGCTTCTTGTTGCTTCTGTATTGATTTCCATAATAATTTTTATATAAATATTATAGCGTGTATAATATTTAAGTAATTGTTTTGGCAATATGTTAGTTGCAATTTCATTTGTAAATACTCGATGGTGATTTAACTCCCAAACCGACTTTTACATAGTGAAGGAATGGCAAACGCTCAAGAATTTTACATTTATTGGTATCATTAAACACTTCATACCAAGAAAGGTCTTTTTTCTTGTGCATCGCAATTGTGATTTCACCACGATAAGCGACGATTCCCAAAATAATGAATATAATTATGAGATAATACAAGACATTTTCAAACTTGTTAACAATTGAAAATTGCTCTTTATGTATTGGGAACAGTCGTACTTTAAATGGCCAATCCAATGTTATCCAATAAGAGTGGTCATCATAAACCTTCTTGTCAGCTTCA